ATGACTTTTTAATGACATCACTAGCATCTCAAGGAGAGATGAATACGTTTGTAAAAGAGGGCGCCACGTCTAGAAAAATGATTTTGACAAAATTTCTTGATCTGGGGGTCTTTGAAAAGATGCACGAGATAGCTAAGATAGAATCATATGACATAAGAAATAAGATAAAATCATATCCAGATATAGATTGGGATGAAGAAATTGATAATCTTAAGTTTTACGTAATTGAAAATAATGAGAAATTAAGTGTATTTGAAAATGATATAAAAGAAAAGAGATCTACACTAAAATCTCTTAATATTCAACTGGCTATCTCTGATAATCCAGAAGTTGTTACAGAGTCTGAATTTACCGCCCAGAAAAAAATAGTAACTAGATACCAAGAAGAGATTAAGATATTAAAAGAAGAAGAAAGTGAAATACGTCATGAAATAGAGCTAAAGAAGAGAAAGTCAACAAAAATAGATCAGGTCAAATCCGATTTTTCTGTTAAAGAGCTAGAGACAAAGATAGAAATTCAAAAAGATTTAGACAGGTCTGTAATTGATCTTCAGCATCAGCTTGAAAAAAATAAAAGTGAATTATTACGACAAGAAAGATCTGTTAAAAGACTAAGTGAGGTACCATGCGGTGATTCATTTCCTACTTGTAAATTTATTAAAGATTCTTATAAGGATAAGAGAACTATAAAGGATCAGACAGATATTGTGCAAAGTTCCATTTTTGTGTTAAAGGATGCACAGATATCACTTGAATCAATTTTAAGTGAAAATGCTGAGAAAAAAATTAAAAAATATGAGAGGATGATCAAAAAGCAATCTATCCTATCTGTTCAGATCTCTTCTTTAATAGTCAAATATAATAATGTTGTAAATGAGATAAACCAGATAGAGTCAAATTTATATAGAGCGATGCTTACTCTAGATGATATGTCTCCACGGCTTGTTAAAGATGAGGAAAATCCAGCATCAGTTATCAGATCTAATGTCATAATTCTAGAAGATGAAATACAGAGAACAGATAAGAAAAGATTAAAGATATTCGAAGAGATAGCAAGCTTGCGTGTTCAAATTTCTGATATGAAAAATAGAAGAAAGGAATTCGAAGAAATAAAGATAGATCTAAGAACATATGATCTTTTTATGCAGGCGGTTTCTAAAAAAGGAATTCCTCTTCAGATCATGATGTCACAGCTACCTCTTATTAATTCTGAAATTTCGAGAATTCTCCAGGGAGTTGTAGGATTCACAGTAGAGCTTGAAGCAGACCCTGATACTAATGCGATGGACGTGTTTATAAATTACGGAGACAGTAGAAGAGTCATTGAGCTGGCGTCTGGAATGGAAAAGATGATGTCTTCACTTGCTATAAGAGTTGCTCTTATTAATGTATCATCTTTAACTAAGACAAATATGCTTATAATAGATGAGGGTTTTGGAGCTTTAGATGAGACAAATATTGGCGCATGCAGTAGATTATTAGAGTCTCTTAAAAAGTGGTTTAGAAATATTATAGTAATATCTCACGTAGATGAGATTAAGGACATTGTAGATAACTCATTGGATATAACTAAAAATGGAAAAAATGCAAAGGTTTCCCACCCTTAGGGAGTCAAATTCAGGTAGAAGCTATGAGTATAGAAGTGAATTTGTAATAATTACAGAGGAAAAGGATGAGAAGCGCTATTTATTCTGCCCAGTTTGTCAAATTACAATGAATACTGCCGACGACTATAGTTATATTCGAAGGTTTCAGTGTTGTGCTGAGTGCGGAATGAAGTGGGCTGAGCCCATGAAAGAGAGATGGTTATCCGGATGGCGACCAACAAGCGAAGAGATTTTATCTCACAAAGAAATAATAAAACAATCATCTTCATTTTTTATTTTTGAATGATCTCAATAATTAGTAACAGGAGTTATTATGTTTAACACTGAAGAAGTTAACGTTCTTGGTCAGATTTTAGATTCAACATGGGGGAAAAGCTCAACAGTTTTATCTCCAACTATGTCAATTAAGGCAAATCTCTCAGGTGATACGCTTTCTGTTTCATATGTAACAGTTGTTCACCTTGCGTCAGAGAGAAACCTAAGGGATCAGGTGAAAGTATTTGAAGATGAATCTATCAAGATTACAAATGAATTTATGAAGAATTTAAAAAAACAATTCAAAGAGGGAATTGGAAGATCACTAAAAGCTCAAAGCCTGGGAACTAGTGATAGCGTGGAAATGATAACATCTTCACCTTTCACACCAAGAAAGACAGCATATTATAGAAGATTTACCAATTTTAAATGTGAATAATGTCAAGAGTTAATAAATCTAGACAAGTATCGGAGATTATCAAATCTGGTAAGGATCCTGTGTATTTTTTTAATTCTTATCTAAAAATACAGCATCCGGTTAGAGGGCTTATAGACTTTGACACATACCCGTTTCAAGATGACTGTGTTGAGAGATTTTTAGAAAATAGGTTTTCAATTATTTTAAAGTCTAGGCAGCTTGGAATGTCTACGCTTGTTGCAGCATATGCCGTCTGGATGGCATTATTTCAAAAGGATAAGAACATTCTTATCATTGCAACAAAGCTAAGTGTCGCACAAAACTTTATAACAAAAGTTAAGACAATGATTAGAAGTCTTCCGAAGTGGTTAGTTCTTCCACAGATAGTCACAAATAATAAGCAATTAATAGAATTTAGTCACGGGTCCTCTATTAAGGCTATTCCCACATCAGATGATGCAGGAAGATCAGAAGCACTCTCTCTACTAATAGTTGATGAGGCAGCATTTGTTAGAGACTTTGATCAACTGTGGATGGGACTATATCCAACAGTCTCTACTGGAGGAAGAGTGATACTTCTTTCAACTCCAAACGGTGTAGGAGGTCAGTATTATAAACTGTATACTGATGCTGAACAGGGTTCTAATGAATTCGTTTCAATAAAGCTGCCATGGGACGTTCATCCTGAAAGAGGACAAGAGTGGTTTGATAAGACGACTAAGAATTTATCAAATAGGCAGATTTCTCAGGAGTACTTATGTGACTTTGCTTCATCTGGAGAGACGTTTTTATCACCCGGGGATATAGAGTGGGTAAGAAATATGTGTAAGCCGCCAGTAGATCGGGCGGGACACGATATGAACGTATGGATATGGAAGCACCCATTATCAGAGCATTCTTATATTATATCTGCAGATATTGCAAGAGGAGATTCTAGAGATTACTCTACTTTTCATGTGATTGACGTTGGAGAGGGAGAGTGTGTAGCAGAATATAGGGGAAAGACACCGCCAGATAGATTTGGTGAGCTTTTATGCGAATTTGGAAAAAAATATAATAATGCGCTTCTTTGTCCGGAAAATAATAGCTATGGATTTGCAACGATCATTAAGCTGAAGGATCTTGAATATCCAAACATATATCACAAGAGAAGAAAATCTATCTTTATAGGAAGCTATATTCCACCTAAGGAAAGTGATATCGCTGGATTCACAACGAGCGGAAAAACTCGTAATCAAATATTATCAAAATTAGAAGAGACAATTAGGAACAAAGGTGTTAAAATATACTCAACTAGATTTTATGAGGAATTGAAGACGTTTACTTGGTCTGGAAACAAGGCAAGGGCAATGAAAGGATATAATGATGATCTTGTAATGAGCTTTGCCATTGGAATGTGGATATTTGATAGTTCATCTGAGCATGGCGGCCATTCAAAAGAGCTCAATGAAGCTATGCTTAAAGGAATGAAGATAACAAGAAATACATATGATGATATGCCGGGTGCAATTACAGAAGGAAGACCTCACAGCGCTCCATCTAGAAATCCCAAGGAGGGATCGGAAAATTTGAGAAAAAACTCTTTATCAAGCGGCTGGAACAGCAAGCTGCGGCTGGCAAAAGAGTTTGATTGGGTTTATAAGTGAGGGCTTAAGTGGCACAAGAAAGCCAAACATTATTTAGACGTCTAACACAGCTATTTAGAAGTGGGCCTGTTATAAAGAGAAAGGTTCGCGACTTTAGTAAGTCATCTAAGCAGACATCAGCATTCGAAGTCTTTAGAAAGACTCAGAGCCACGTATATAGTACAGCCATGAGTGCATATGGCACCTATGATAGAATGGCCAGATACTCTGATTTTTCAGAGATGGAGTATACTCCTGAAATAAGCTCTGCCCTAGACATATACGCAGAAGAGACAGTTTCTGCAGACGAAAAAGGAAAAGTTCTTCACATATATTCAGAGAATCCCACTATTCAAAGATTGCTAGATGAGTTATTTTTTGATACACTAAATGTCGAATTTAATCTAACAGCGTGGGTCCGAAATTTATGCAAATATGGTGATTTCTTTTTATTCAATGATGTATCTCCTGATCATGGAGTTATAAATGCATTTCCCATTCCTGTAAATGAAATTGAAAGAGAAGAGGGATTTGATCCACTAGATCCTATGGCCGTAAGATTTAGGTGGGTCACTCAGGGAAATCAAGTTCTTGAAAATTGGCAAGTCTGTCACATGAGAATTTTAGGAAATGATGCATTCTTACCTTATGGTTCATCTGTTTTAGAGGCAGCAAGAAGAATATGGAGACAGCTGATACTTGTTGAAGATGCGATGCTCGTTTACAGAGTAGTTAGATCTCCTGAAAGAAGAGTTTTTAAAATTGATGTTGGAAATGTTCCGCCAGAGGATATTCCGAATTATATGGAGCAGGTTCAGGCAACTCTTAAAAAGGCCCAAGTCGTAGATAAAGATACAGGAAGGGTTGATCTAAGATACAACCCATTAAGTGTGGATGAGGATTATTATCTGCCAGTTAGAGGCTCAGAATCTGGAACAGACATTCAGACGCTGGCAGGAGGAGCAAATGCCACTGCCATAGAGGATGTTGAGTACATACAGAAAAAGCTATTTGCAGCATTAAAAATTCCAAAAGCATATCTTGGATATGATGAAGGTCTAGGAGCAAAAGCCACTCTATCTCAAGAGGATATTAGATTTTCTAGGACGATCGCAAGAATTCAAAGAACTGTTGTAGCTGAGTTAAATAAGCTAGCAATAATACATTTGTTTTGTAATGGATTTGAAGATGAGGATATCCTAGATTTCACACTTCAGCTATCTAATCCGTCAACAATTGCACAACAGCAAAAGTTAGAACTTTACAGGACAAGATTTGAAATAGCGACATCAGCTGTTGGTGTTGAAGGTCTAGTGAGTAGAGACTGGATAAGAAAGAATATCTTTAATATGACAGATGAGATTCTTAAGGAAATTCTTGATCAAAGAATTGTAGATAAGGAGCAAGATTTAGAAATTGAGTCTGTACAGCTACCAGGTGCAGCAGGTGAGGCGGCTGCAGAGGCTGCGATAGAGGAGCCCGCTCCCGAAGAGATGGAACTAGCCGGAGATATAAGAAATAAAATGGGATCTGATCTTTTAGCCGGTGACTCGCTAGTTGATACATCAAGATTATCGATATCAGATATCGATGCTCCAATAAAGGCACAAAATACAGTCAATAGATTGTCAGAGATAATTGTAGATGACGAAGATGACGATGACGATGATGAAAAGAAGGAGCTAACTCCAGCAGAGAAAGAGGTGATCTGGAATTCACCTAGACGAAGACGGGCACCTCAGATGGCTCCAGATCATAGTCATAATCCAAAAAATCCTGATGACTCACTCTTCCATCCCTTTGGAAGAAAAAATGCCAAATATAAAAGAAGCAGTGATTCTAAAAATCCTTTAAGAAATGCAGGAAAGGTTCCAAAATTGATGGAAGATGAATTTTTATCTGATTTTTTTGATAAAAAGATAGAAAATCACACACAAATGACATCTCAGATAAGATCTACATTAAAATCACTAGAGAACAAGATAAGTAATAGAGGGATTATAATCTCTGAGATAAATTCATCAGAGGAGGGAAGCACACCCGATGCCGAGGAATCATAATAAGAAAAGAAATGTTGGAGTGATCTATGAGCTTCTTCTTAGAAATATTTCACATCTCCTAATTCAAGGTGATAAGATAGGCGCTAAGAAAACTCTTAAGATTATTGAAAGCAAATTCAATAAAGAAAGTGAGCTCTATAGAGAATTCAGGCTCTTTAATGCACTTGTTAAATCAACTGTAAGCGACTCTGCTGTTGCAGCTGCAATTTTGACTGAAGCAAAGGCAGCTGCCAGAAGGTGCGATTTTAAAAAACTAGATATAGAAAAATCACTTCTTATCAAGGAGATAAATCACTCGCTAGATGATAAGATGTTTTATCATAGAAGAGTTCCTGAATATAAGATCTATGCTACAATACAGACGCTTCTTAATGACTGGAGATCTGAAGATAGATCTGACCTTTCAAGGACAGTGCAATATGAGTCAAAGATAATAGAGAGAATGCTATCTGAGAAAGAGAAAAATATAACTATTGAAGAAAGCGTGGATCCGAATGTTGACTCTCTTGTTGTAAAGATAATGACAGAAAAAATTAATGAAAAGTATAAGGATAATTTATGCTCTGAGCAGAGAGATGTCATACGATCATATGTTTTTTCTATGTCTCATGATGGCGGGACATCAATACTAGAGAAAGTTCAAAATATCAAAGATAAAACAATTGAAAATTTAAATGAATTTGAAAAAAAGACAGATAGTAAGTTTTTATTAGAAAAAATTGATACAGTTAGGAAGAGGATATGCGATGAAGCAATAGATGAAATAAATGATGAGTCTATAGCTAAATTTTTGACATTAATTCAATTGAAGCAAGAATTAAGAGAGGCGATATATGAGTGATAGTACATTAAAACTTCTAACAGAGTGGACTCCGCTCTCTTACACGACAAATATGATTAAGGAGTCAAAAGAAAAAAATGGTGGAAAGATAATACTTCGGGGTGTTTTACAAAAATGTGACACATTAAATCAAAACGGAAGAGTATATCCTAGATCCATACTAGAGCGTGAGATGCTAAACTACCAGAAGTTTATAAAGGAAAATAGGGCTCTAGGTGAGTGTGATCATCCTGATTCTTCTGTCGTAGAGTTGAAAAATGCCTCCCACATTGTTAGAGAGGCGCATATAGAGGGTGACGCAGTTGTTGGCCATGTTGAACTTCTTAATACCCCCGCAGGACAAATACTGCAGAGTCTAGTTGAATCCGGCGTGACCCTTGGAATATCTTCTAGAGGCGTAGGCTCTACGCGTAACGACGGAGACAGGCAGGTCGTACAGGAAGACTTTCAGCTAATTTGTTTTGATATGGTTAGTGAACCGTCTACACCTGGAGCATTTATGATGAGTGAAGGTAAGACCATTGATCCCAATGATATCGATAAAAATTTTACCAAGACAGATAAAATAGATAGAATTTTTAATGATATATTATCATGGTAGGTAGGGATTAATGTCTAGAGTTTCTAGAAGCCAGCTAAAAGGAATTGTCAAGGAATGTCTAATAGAGATATTAAGCGAGGGAATAGGAGAATCTAGAACTCAACAGCTATCAGAGTCTACTACGACTTTATCGCAAAATAGAAGGCCTAGAAGATCATCGCTTGATAATGTTGTTTATGATGGATCCGCCAAGACAAACTCGGTCCCAAACCCAGATTTTAAAAAAAATATACAAGAAACTACAAGAAATATGACCTCGGATCCAGTACTTTCATCAATATTAGCAGATACAGCAATGACTACTCTGCAGGAGCAGGCAGGAGCTGAACGGCCTGGACCCGGAGGATCAGCTCTACCAACAGCAGCAGCAGGTGATTCGGCAGCTGTTGCAGCATCTAGATCAGATCCGCAAGAATTGTTTGGTGAATCATCTCAAAAATGGGCTGATCTAGCATTTCCTAGCACGACAAAAAGATCTTAATGTAGGTAGCTAATTCTTACATTACCTAATATGTATAATTGAGACACGTTGTGGAGAAGTTATATGTCAAAGTATTCTAAATTAACGCCAGAAGTTCTTAGAAAAATAGTCATAGAAGAAAAGAAGAAGCTAGAAAAGGAAGGCCTCATATCATCAGACACCGTAGATGACGCGTGGGCTGGAGGGGATAATCTAGTTAATAAAATTGACTATGTGAAAAAGCTTGGATTAAGAGAATCAGCTTTACGTCGAAGAGCAGCTCGCATGACAAAAGCCAGAAATATCTTAAAGATAAGACTTTTAAAGGATCTATAGGAAAATGGCAGATCAACCCCAGACAATAGTTGAGCCAGCGGCCTCTGACGATAAGCCGTACGGGTCTAGAAATGATATAAATCTACGAGCTTCATTTTCAGCGTCACCAATTTATGCTTCCGAGGTAAATGATGATGAAAGAAAAGAAGTCTTTCAAGAATTAGCGCTAGATGGTACTGTAGTAGGGGGTCTTGGAATAAACTCATTTGATAGAGACTTTGATGGCGCACCAAACCTTGCTGATGTCGAGACAGGCGGCGGCGGAAAGCCAGCATCACCTTACGTTCCAAATCTTTCTTCACCGGGTCCTGGAAGCGTATTTCCGGCTGATCAGCCAGAGTACACAGGCGAGCTGCCTGATGGTTCTGCTCCTGAGTTTGGTTCTGGGCTGGGCGGAACCACATCTCCTTCTAAGACGTCAGAAAATATATCTGATCAAAAACTCGGAGACTATATTTCTGGAAGATCTTATCAGGGATCTGATGGAAGGAGCTAACAACTCTAAATGACAACCAGGCTCTACTATAATCCATCATCTGCGGTTTCAGATACAAGAACTGGCCTGGGGTATGGAAAAGCGCAAAAAACTCCTAGTTTTGGAACAGGGCTTGGATCAGAAACAGCTATGGGCTGGGCTGAAACCGGTATATATAAGATGCCATCTTCATACGAAGATTATGAAGATGAGTTCATTGAGGATATAGATGATGATGAGATGGAGCTAATATCAAAAATAAGCTCTGTTACTGGAAGAGACAGGTTAGCAATAGATCCACAAGTCGGAAGAAGGGGATCTGCAGACAGGGGGAGCATGGTTGGCCTCCAGAGATGGGATATAGGAAATCTTGCAGAGGCTGAGAATATGCCTGCTGTGATGAGCGGAATAGCTCCTTTTTCTCATAGATCATTATACCCAAAAGGATTTAGTGGTCCTCCGTTTGGAACAGGTGGCGCTGGCCAGGCATTCCGTACAACAGGGCCCGCTAAAAAAACAGGAACTCAATATGGAAGCAGCAGAGCACCATATAATTATCTAGAAGATGAAGACATCCCAGCCCTTAGCTGGGATGAAATTTTTAATCTTGACCCTGCTGAAAGATCTATTTTAAGGCAGAGAATTAGGTTGCTTAAGCTTTTCAATCAAATTGATGAGACGTTATATGCAAATTCACAAAATACATAATATTTAATTGAGAAGAGGATTTAATAAAATGTCAAAATCTCTTTATGAGGAAGCAATAGCAGAAGCTAAGCTTTTGAGAGACACAGCAGAAAAGAATGCTAAAAATGCTATAATAGAGGCTGTGACGCCCAAAATAAGAGAATTTATAGAAGAGCAACTCATTGGAGGTTCAGCCGATGAACATTCAAATGATGACGTTCTACAAGATATAGCGTCTGACATAGTCGGATCTGACCTATCAGAGTCTAATGAAGATGTAGTCTTAGATGACAGCGCGATGTCTGCATTGTTAAATCTTTTTGGAGCTGACGATTTTAAAAGCGTTTCTGATAAGGGAATAGTTAAAGATGCGATTAAAGAGTCTTTATCTGAGCTTGATAGCAGAAGCAGAGAAAAACTTTTAAAAATGGCAGACAAACTTAATGAAAATGATGATCTTTTTCATCCCCGACGTATAAGTAATGATATGAGTAATAATAAATCATCTAGGCAACGTGATGATATTCTTTATGAAATTGATCTTTCTGAGCTAGAGTCGCTCAAATCTGGAGATAATATGGATGCAATTGACAAAGCTGAGGCACGAGAAATCAAGGAAATTATGTCAGTATTAGGACTTGATAGCCTTGACGAGGCTAGACTTGAGATTGACTTAGGTGATCTTGAGCTACCCGAGGACTTGATGCCCACTATTCGAGTAGTCGAAGAGGAAGAAGAAGAGGATGTAGAAGATCTCGAGGCTGCTGAGGCTCCTGAAGAGGAAGAAGAGGTAGAGGTTGACGTAGAAGATCTTGAACTCGAAGGTCTTGATGAGATATTTGAGATCGATGAAAACGTTCTTCGTGATGAATTGCATCGCCTCCGACTGTTTCTATCAGAAGGTAAAGATCTCGAAAAGATTAAAGGAATTAAAAATGCAATGGAAGATAGCTGGGGAGGAAAGGGTTCTGGTAAGTCCGGAGTCAAGAGTTCTTACGGCGGTTCCGGAGGCAAGATGCCCAAGGGCACAGATTTCGGAGGAGGAAAACCTGGAAAGGAGCCTCTTCAAACAAAACTAAATGTTCTTTCAGAAGAACTTAGAAGTGAGAGACGCAATAATCGATCTCTCTCGATGAGGCTCAAGGAATACAGAGGTGCCGTTGAAACACTTCGTGAGCAGTTGACAGATCTAAACCTGTTTAATGCAAAGCTTCTTTATGTAAACAAGCTTCTACAAAGCAAGGAAATAACACCGTCTCAAAGGAAGTCGGTTGTTGAGTCTATTGATAGTGCTAGAAGTTTGAGAGAGGTTAAGCTACTTTACAGGAGCCTGACAGAATCCTTTGACAAGGGCAAGTCAGGATCAATAAATGAATCTTCGGTACGCAGAGCTATCGGATCATCCTCTAAGGTTACTGGAAGGTCATCGGCCAATTCAGTAGACGAGCAGGTGAATCGATGGGCAACGCTCGCCGGAATCAAGTGAATTTTATCATTAACTGCATTATAATAGGAGAAATATAAAAATGGCAAAGTCATTCACATTAAATCAGCTAACTGAAGGCATCAGAGATAGAAATATTGGTGCTGAAGGCATGCGATTGGTTGAGAAGTGGTCCAGAACAGGACTTCTTCGAGGCCTACAGGATCATGGTCGGGAGACCATGTCTCGACTTCTTGAAAACCAGGCTGCTCAGCTCCTGAGAGAGCAAAACTCTCTATCAACAGGTGGCGGTAACCTCGCCTCCTCTGGCGACGTCAGAGGCTTCACAAATATAGCATTTCCGATCGTTCGTCGTGTCTTCGGCGGACTTATATCTAATGAGCTTGTATCTATCCAGCCAATGAGCCTTCCTTCTGGTCTGCTCTTCTATCTGGATTACACCTACGGTGATAACGTCGGTGGTGATGCTAGCCTCACAGATGGATCTGAGGGCTCTGCAGCAGCAGAAACCTATCAGAAGGGTACATCGATCTATAACAACCCCACAGGTAAGGGTATCCGATCAGGATCTCTCGCAACAGGTGGTCAGTATGATCTAGTCGGTACCACCTATTCTAAGGTTCACAAGACAATCAGCGGTACAACTGCTAATAGCAGGCTAACACTTCTAGCTTCTGGAGCCTATCAGGGCAATTCTCAGCTTCAAAGTGGACGCTTAGCGGCTTCAACGGGAAGTGATGGAAAGCTACTTCAGTTCGATCCTCAGGTTATTACGAAGATCGATGCCGACGCAGCTGGTGTTGGAACTGGTAGATTCCAGTTCTTGGTCTTTGATCTCACAGATCTTAGTGGTGTTTCTGGTTTAGATCTCACTAATGTTAAGGACATCACATTGTTCTCAGCAAATAGATCATCTGTAGCAACTGATAATCAGAGCTCTCCCACAAATGAGGCAGATTCCATTGCGGTTCTGGATGATTCGTGGCAGGGCGGAAAGAATGTTCTCAACCTTCGTCGTCTCAACCAGCTTGGAACGTATTCGGGTGGACAGTTCACTTCTAATCCTCTGGTAAAGACTGCCACAGCTAACGCTGCTCTGTTAATGGTTGTCTCAGGAACATATGCTGGACTCTCCGCTGCTTTCAGTGGAACAAAGCATCTTACTGCATCATATGCGGTGGCACCTGCTCTAGGTGTTAACTCTTCTGATGGTGATGTGCTGACGATTCCGACGTTTGAGTCTAACTTCGCAGCTACACCAAGTCCGGTCATCCCAGAGATTGACATCAAGATTGAGTCAATCGCTGTTACAGCCGCGACCCGTAAGTTACGTGCTCGTTGGTCACCAGAGCTCGCCCAGGATCTTAACGCATACCACAGCCTTGACGCTGAGGTTGAGTTAACTCAGATCCTTTCCGAGCAGATCGCACTAGAGATTGATCGTGAGATTCTCAACGATCTTCTCACAGAGGCGAGAGGTGCTAACTACTACTGGTCACGTATGCCTGGTAAGTTCGTTAACAAGAAGACCGCAGCTGAGGCAACAAAGGCTAGCACGCTAGCTTCCGGTCCTCAGTTCACCGGTACAGTTCGTGAGTGGTATGAGACTCTTGTCGAGACCATCATCGATGTTGCTAATGAGATCCACCGTAAGACCCTTAGAGGTTCTGCTAACTTCGTGGTTTGCTCCCCGGAGGTCGCAACGATCTTTGAGGCTTCGGTTCTCTATAAGCCTAACATCACGATCGATGGATCTGGCCAGACAAGCAATCCATTCTCACTTGGTGCGACACCTATCGGTTCTCTTAGCAACCGGTTCACTGTCTACAAGGATCCTTACTTCCCACGGAACAAGGTCCTCGTTGGATATAAGGGTGGAAGCTACCTTGAGACAGGATACGTCTACGCACCTTACGTGCCGTTGATCGTCACTCCTACTATCTTCGCTCCCGAAGACTTCACACCCCGCAAGGGCGTGATGACTCGGTACGGCAAGAAGATGGTTCGTGCTGACTTCTACGGAACAGTAACGGTTCTTGATCTGAATATCATTTAAGATAACCTTAGATGAGCTACTAGGGGCGCCTCTTTGAGGCGCCCCTTTTTATTTGTGATAGATGTTTAGCAGCTAGATATTTATAAACGTGGAATAATGAGTAATATATGCCATGTCGAGCTCTATAAAGACGAGTTTTTTCTATGCGGATGAACAACAAGAGGATAATAAGACAATGTCAGATGTGAATGATAGCTTTTACCAGCAAGCGGCCCAAGAGGTCTTAAGAGATACTGCAAATGAGATAAAGGATCACCAGAAGGTGCCAGATGTACCGGAAGGTAATCTAGAAGCGTCTCAACAATTAGATGAGGTTCAACATGTTCAAGATGCACAGGTTGCTCCTGAACTAGAAAATCCTCCAGATGAAGTAGACGATTTTGATGATTTTGATTTTGTTGAAGCCTACGATGATGATCCTGTTGCAGCTGATGAGAGAATGCTCCCTGAAAATTCTGCAGCTTCTGCAATTAAGTGTGCTTTTCTTGGAATTGGTGGTGGAGGAGGAAAGCTAGCCAAGGCATTTTTGGATCTGGGATTTCACAAAACACTTCTCATCAATACAACTGTCAAGGACCAGCCAGA